CGTGTTGTTTTAAAACAAGACAAAATACAGCACTTAAATTAAGATCTTTAAGAAAAAAAGATCCATCTATTTTAAATTTATTCAAATTTGAAGGAGGAGAAAAAGATTATGATGATTTAGAAGAAGAGGAAGTGATTATGGATGAAGAAGAAATAGAAGATAATGAAGATGAAGATGTAGAGGAAGAAGATGAAGAAGAATCAAAAAAATATGTTGAGAATAAAAATAAAACTAAAATTCAAAGTGAAATTTTTAAACATTATCAAGATAAAATAAAAACAAACAAGTTTGTAAAAGAAAACAGTATCGGTATTTTGCCATCAAAATTAAATTTGTTATTTCAAAATATTAAAGATGATGATAAAGAAAATTATAAGTTTTATAGATTTGGTGTAAAACGAAGTTTGAATAGTTTTATTGATGCCATTCAGACAATTAATATTATATCAAATGAAGAGAATGAATATTTTCTATATACAGAAGAATTTAGAAGTAATGTTTTATCTAATTTTTCATCTTTATGTAAACAAGAAAATTATGAAAGTACAATTAAAGAAATTACAAAATCATTAAAGAATAATAAATACTTTTTCAATCCTTTACAGTTTGTAACTATATTGGAAACATTTTTTCAATATAATATTTTTATTTTTGTTCGAGATGAAAATAATGAGGAATATTTATCATTACCGTTTCATAAGGAAGGTTATTATAAAGTAAATAATAATAATAAATGTGTTTTTATATATATGCATACAGGAAGCGAAAGTGATAATGCTGAATATCCTCAATGTGAAATAATTGGATTATTAAATGAAAGCAATCCAAATGATTATATATTTGAGTTTGATTATGATTCAAATATTTCTCAAAGTGTTATTGATATTTATAATAAATTAGATAATGTAACTTATGTTGAAAATGATGATTATGAATTTATAAAAAAACTAAATGTCAGAACACAGATTATTGATACAAAGGGGAAAACCAGAGGTGTGAATATTGAAAATAATGGTTTAATGTTTTCTGTACTTTTCGATAAACCATTTCCTAATTTTGAGTGTCCTATTAGTTCAAAATTAGAATATGTTTCTGATAAAGGATCAATAGAACAAATGATTGTAAATGTATTAAATTTAGAGGGAATAAAACAATATGTAATAGATAAAGATATTAAATCTGAAATTCACGGAAAACAAGGAAACTTAGAACTTATTGTTTTAATAGAAAGTAAAGAAACTTTTTCTTTTGTAAATACAAAAAAGAAAGTAAAATCATTATTAGTTTATTCTGATAAGAGTAGCGATATAATTGATTTTCAAAATAGAAAAAAGATTAGTAGATACGTTTTAGAATACTTTTATTGGTTATATTCAACATTTATTAATAAAAAACACGAGGATAATCCTATTTTAGATATTTATAATTTTAATGATTCATTAATTGATGAATTTATTAAAAATCATATACTAATAGATAAAACGTTTAATTATTCTAATAAAAAACTTAAAAATTATTTTTCATTATCTAATTCATCTTTTATTAATAATAACAGATTGATTTTAAAATCAGATGAAATATTAAAAAGATTAATTTACTTTTTGAGAATTGAATTGACAAGAAACTTCGCAGTTATTTTAAATTATAATAAAAAAACTTCATTTGATACATTTTATGATGATGTTGATGATTTTAAAGATTTTCCAAATCAAATTGTATTAAAAGATGAAGATTTTGCGTTAAATTGGTTAAATCAGAAAAATGAAATATTAAATTCCAATAAATATATTCTTTATAAAAGTATTCAACCTAATTTAGTACAACCTTACTTTTTTAATGATAAAACAATGACAAAAGGTAAAATTTATTTAGCTCAAAATACAAATAGTTTAGAAAAGGCAATAATAATAGGAAAGTGTTGGAAAGATGAAAAATATAATCCAGGATATTATGTTGATATAGATGAAACTGAAGAATTTAAATATGTTGATTGTAAACTTTTTTCATATGAAAATTCTTCTAATATTGTACCATATACGTTAAATGTTGACTCTGAAAATGACTATGGTATTCAAATAGCAGGATATAAAATTGATGAAAATGATTATTTTACGACTTTATTACGAATTATTTAATTGTATTTTTTAAAAACATCTTGTGGTTGTTTTAATCTCAATTCTTGTGGTGTCATTGTTCCGATTTTTATAGAATATTTCTATAAAAAATCATTCCGAATTATAGTTTTCCTCTATTTTTCTTAAATTTTTGTAAATTCCAAATTATTATAATTTTGTTTACTACTATTATTCCAAATAGACTTCACTGCTGATGTGATCTTTTTATTATAATAATATACAATTAAACTTATAACAATAAGAATTATAACAATAATCCACCATATAATATATGAAGATGATTCAACATTTGTTGGTGCTATAGTTGTATCATCCTTAATTTCTTTAACAATTTTCTCATATTGCCCACCAATTTCTGGTGGAATATCTATTTTATTGAATTTGTTAAGCACAGGTGTAAATTCATATTTTTGCTCGTTTGTAATATAAGACTTACTTACAGCATCTTCTATTACTAATTTAAGATCAATGTATAATAAATAGTATAATTCACTTTCATTTAGTGTTGTAGGAATTATTTCATATGTATTATTATCTAAATCAATATTAATAATTGGTTTGTATGCAATAACATGTTTATTTTCATCGCCTTTATCAATATCAAATTGTATCTGTAATATATTCTTGTCTAGACGTTTGAAATAAAAGTTATTACTTGAGATGATTGTTGACTGTGTATTCGAAGGTTTTATTTTTTCAACTTTGTATTTTTTTTCATATAGATTCATTTTATTTATAAGAATTATTTTACACTTTTTTATATTTTATTTTTTTTCAGACATTATCTGCATTTTATATCTAAGATCGTTTACATAATGAATATATAAAAAGTCAGTTAAATACAGTGAATATTTATATTCTAGGAAATTTATACTTCCATGCTTTAGTTCCTGGACCATTTTTATTATATACAGGAAGAGCACACCATGGTTGACCAATAGAACCTTGTTCAGTTGTGCGACCTATATTCGCAAGAATTACTTGAGTTCCATCTTTATTATAATATGTCCAGTTAGTCATACATTCAGGATCATTTGGATTATTAGTATATTTCCAATTTACATTTATTTGTCCACCCGAAAAATAAGCTGGTAACATACACCAAGGGTCACCCGGACTTTCATATTCTGTATATTCAAAGTAAGGTCCATTCAATACACCATTTATATTATATGTCCATTTAGGCACACACCCTGATGCTGGAGCTGGTGTAGTTGCTGGTGTATTTGTAGTTGCTGGTGTATTTGTAGTTGCTGGTGTATTTGTAGTTGCTGGTGTATTTGTAG